TCAGCCTTTGAATAATTTCAGGAATTTCCTGTCGTTTTTTTCGTTTTCGTCAAAGCAGCTGCCGTTGTACTCCATTTTTCCGTGTTGCCTACTGAAAAACTCTTCCAGTGCTTTCCTGCACTCTGCCTCGGTGCTGTACGGCCTCATGACGCTTGCTGTGCTTGATCCTGTCATCGCTATTGCCAATATCCAGTGCATCACGCCTCCTGCGATTTTGAGCCAGCCGGGTGGGGGTGCTGTTACACCCCCACTTTACCGAAGACTTCTTCGGTCTTTCATCACTGCGATAGGTCCTCTTGCTGGAAAACCATTACCAGACCTTTTATTGCCCTTTTGACCTCTGCTTGCTGGCCTTCAGGCAGCGTTGCGACGACAGAAAACAGCTTTCTGAGTTCCGCTTTGACTGACCGTTCGTCTGGTTCCATCAAAATTTCATCTGTTGATACCCCGAACCCCTTCGCCATTGCCCGTATTGGATCTGCAGTTGGTAGGCTCGAACCCGCCTCATATTTGCGGTATGTGCCTAGTGGTATCCCACATATGGACGCTGCCTCTTCGATCTTTAAGCCTTTGTTTTCTCGGGCTTTTTTGATGTTTTCTGCGACTGACATGTCCGTCAAGCCTTGCTCAGTGGTTGTAGTCAATGATCATACCCTCCGTCTTTTAGGTTGCTTCCAAATACGGGCATTCTACCGTCCGCATATGGCTTGAAACCATCAATCCATATTAGGTGGCTTTGCACCCCGCATATGGACCTTTACGGATTTTTTTTATGTTCATCGACTGGCTCAGCATTTCACAGGAACACGACCACGACCTTCGGGTTGTGTGCGACGTCCAGTTCCTGACTGTTGACACTTTGAGCGGTGATGTCATTAGCACCAAGCAACCTAAGTTTAAACACACTGAGTCTTATTCAACTTCTGTCACCATTCATGTTCAGGGCCGAAAAATTCGTATTGACGGCAATCCTAGTCGTATAGGAAGACTTGATAACCTTTTTGGCTTCACTAATATCGACCAATGCGTTTCCGTTTATAACGCACTTCTTGCTAAATATGGACTTCCTGCGTTTACTCGCTGCACCAAAGTTTACCTTCGTGATGGTGCTTCCGGTGCTAAGTCTGGCGACCTCGTTGCCGATGGTGCCAAGATAGAACGTATTGACTTAACTACAAATGTTTCTCTCGGTGAAGGCAACTGTCTTGCTTATCTTCGCGGCATTTCCTCTCAGAGAATTGGGCATAGCATTGGCTTTCTTTATCCTAATGGTCGAACTGTCACTTGGACTCCAAAGGGCAATGGTCAAGGCGGCAGGCTTCAATATCGTAAGGCTTATGATAAGTCTTTTGAAATGGATCAAAACAGCCTTCCCAAAATTAAACGCGCTTTTGGTGAAAACTCCCAAGAGTACGCTTATGTAAAGCAAGTTCGTGATTATTGCGCTTCTAATGGCGTTGTTCGCATGGAACAAGAGCTTAAAAACGAATACTTAAAGCGTGAAGGGCTCGCCTATTGGGGCATGTTTAATGAGTCTCGCTTAACTACCATACATAACGAATTTCTTGGTCTTGATCAACGAATGAAGGTGACTGCAATGGACCTTATGAGTATTGCTGACAAGCTTATAGAGGAGGGTGTTTGCAAGGGCAGGGCATCAGCTAACGCAACTGCTTCTCAGGCTATTCTCTGGATGTCTGGAAGTCCTCACGGCATATCTCAGCGTGCTTTTGAAACTCATGCAGCCCGCTTAAATAGGATCGGCATTAATATCCGCAATGCTTGTGACACTTCTCGTTACGCTCCTGTTTTTGTTCGTCAATGTCGCGAAGTTACAAAGTCTGCTCTTTCCATACCGGCTTGGTATCGCAGGCCTAACCATTTGCAGTTAGCGGCATGAAGACTGTAAGCCTTCAAGGCATTCAGCTTTCACCTGGACAACGTCGCATGCTTGAACAGCAGCGTCACGTTCGTGCGTTCATGAACCCTGTTTTGACCCAGCAAGTAGCAGAAACACTTGCTGTAATTGAAGTTCGGAAAGAACAGGGCGTTAAACCTGAAAAGATTTGGTTTCATGATCGTGAGTCAAGCTGGCAAGGCACTATTTCTGTAGCTGAATGGATGGGTTACTAATGGACAAGTTCTCATATCAACAACTTCGTTATGCCGTGGAGTCTGAGCTTGATAATTTTAACTCTGGCAACGCTGATGACACTGCTTTCGTCAATTCGCTTATGCGTCTGTTTCTACAGGCTGCATCAACTGAGCAGGTTAAGTCTCAAATAGCTAAGCGTCAGTTCCTCACGTTTCGCCGTGCACCAAATCTTATTCCGCCCAGCTGGGCATATCGCAACCCGAGCCTAAGTTCTCGGCTGCCTACACTGTAAGGGGCTTTACCATGTCCATGACATTGCTTATCGAAGTAACAGGCATTCAGCGTTCTGGCGTTGCTGCCAAGTCTCAAAAACCGTACACGATGTTTCAAGCATTCGTTCACTTGCCACATATTCCTTATCCTCAGAAGACTGACTTCTATGCCTCCACTCCGTCCGAAGTTCCTCAGCCCGGTACTTATGAGTGCGATGTCATTGCCGATGTTCGTGATGGCCGTCTTGAGTTCACCTGTGATCCTCGTCAAGGTCGCCGTAAGAATATTCCGCCTCTTTCTGCTGCAATGAATAAGGCGGATTAATAAGTGCCGACCCAGTCAGTTTTAGTATGCAGTCGCTTTTCCACTTCGTCAGAGGGTGTGACTTCGTGCGACTCTCAGACTTGGTCGGAAACTTATGTTGTATCACCTGAACAGCAGGCTCAGTTAGAACTGCTTATTACCGGTGGGTTTGACACCGAGATATACCTCCAGTTTTTCTGGGGAACAATCGGTTTGTTCGTAGCAGGTTTTGCAGCTGGAATCATCATTTCCCAAGTGCGGAAAATCCGCAGGAGTTAACACAATGAAACAAGCAATCCAGAAGTTCCGTTCCGTACCTTCGTTCCGCCGCTCCGTTGTTGGCATCACCGGTGCTGTTGTTGCCCTCGCTGGCACAGCAGCTTTCGCTGACGCCGTTACTGATGCTCAGGCAGCCCTTGCAGTTGCTCAGACTGGCGGTGAGAGCGTCGGCGGCTCCGTTGTTGCCGTTGTCTGCGCCCTGGCTGTTGTCGGTGTCATCATCGCACTCGTCCGTAAGGTCTAACCAACCTTGATCTGGTCTGCGCTGGTCGGTGTTCTTATGGCCAGCGCACTGGTTTCAGGTATCCGGTGCGCTGAATATCTATGAACTTCAGCCCTCAAACTATTGAGGGCTTTTTTTACAATGGATTTACCATGCGCTCTCTTATTTATATTATCTTTCTTCCTTTGTTTTTTTATCATTTTCTTCTCACGCTGAAACTCGCGCTTATGGTTTAGGTTCAGGTTTTCCTTACTCTAGCGCTTATTCAGCTTGTCAAGCCTTTATAAGTTCATATCCCGGTAGCTTCTCTTCTAAGTCAGTTGATGGTGTATATTTTAACGGTTATCAAAACGGCTTTCCCTCCTATCAATGTAACGGCACTGTTGTTTATTCTGATGGTGGTACAGGCTATCCCGGCACTTTTGTTTCTTCAACGGGCGACTCTTGCCCTAAAGGAACTGAGTTCTCCGAATCTACTGGTGAATGCAAATCAACTAGTCAGAAGTGTATTGATGCCAAAGGCGCTGTCTCAAAGTCCTACCCTTGGAAGCAATCTAGTGACACTCCCCATCCACCTGATATCGGTGGTTGCGCTACATCCATTCCTGGCGTAGCTATTTGCCTTCCCTCTCGCTCTGGTGCAGGTTTTATCTGTACTGCTGATGTAACTATTACAGGTGACCCTTAGAGGGTGTGGACAAA